GAGGAAGATGCAAGGAGTAAAATGTCAAAGAAAATCGAACGCCGCACTTATGCCGTCAAGCATGTTGAGGCTAGAAACGACAGCGAAGGAATGAAACTTGCAGGTTATGCCGCAGTCTTCAACGATACAAGCATTCCTCTTCCATTCAAGGAGACAATCGCGCCAGGTGCGTTTCGCAAGACTTTGAGCGAGACTCCTGATGTAAGAATGCTGGTCAATCACGAGGGTTTGCCGGTTGCTAGAACGAAGAATGGAACTCTCAAACTAGAAGAGGATGATAAAGGTCTGCGCTTTGAGGCAGAGCTTGCAGACACGCAAGAGGGTCGAGATGTTTATGAACTCGTTAGGCGCGGCGATGTAGATCAGATGTCCTTTGCCTTTCGGGTTATCAGGCAACGATGGAATGATGACAGAACCCGCAGAATTTTGACAGAAGTGTCTCTTGCAGATGGCGATGTCTCGGTTGTCACTTATCCTGCCTACCCAACAACGACAGTTGAAGCAAGAAAACATCTACAAAAAGCAATCAAAGCAATTAGAGAAGGTCGTGACATTGACGAGGCAACGATGACTGTCTTGCAGACCATTTTCGACGATATGAGTGAGGGTCACGATCACATCATGCGCGCGCTAGGAGTGTTTGAAGCAATGCTTGATGACAGAAAATACGGAACAGGTTATGGCATGGATGAGGATGATGAAGACGACGACAAATCACGCGCCGTGGATCGAGTAGGCGACTTCGTTGAATGGGATGCCTCAGGCGGCAAAGCAAGGGGTCGCATTGTCCGAGTTGTTCGTGAGGGCAGTATCGATGTGCCAAACTCCAGTTTTACAATAACCACAGAAGAGGGCGACCCTGCTGTTCTGATTCGCCTCTATCGCGCGCTTCGCGATGGATATGTTGCCACCGACACCCTTGTCGGTCACAAAGCCTCAGAGCTTCGCGCGATTGACCCACTACCTGAGCCAAGCGAGGAATCTAACCGCAAGATTTCATTGCGCCTCGCAAAAGCCATAGTCGCAGCTAGAAAATAAGTTTCTGCTCAAAAGAGCAGATGGAAGTCGGAGCCAACCTCGCACCCCGTTCAGCGCCGCGAGCATCTTGGCCACCACCTCAAAACCTAATCATAAGGAGCAATACTAAATGTCATACCTTGACAAAGTAGTCGAGCGCCGTGATGCAGTTAAGGCAGAGATGGATGCCGTTCTTGATGCAGTAGCCTCCGAGAACCGCACCGATCTGACAGAAGAAGAGACCATCAAGGTTGAATCTCTAGCAACTGAATCTCGCTCACTCGATGAGAAAATAGAGAAGCTAACTGCACAAGCGGCAGCCGATAAGAAGGCAGCAGAAGCTCGCGCAGCAGTAGCAGAAATCGCAACCCCAAAGGTCGGCGGTTTCAAAGTAACAAAGGAAGCACGCACTTACTCCGCAGAGTCAGATGCCTCTTTCTTCAAAGATGCTTACAATGCACAGTTCAAGTCTGACTATGCAGCACAAGAAAGACTTGCTCGTCATCAGCGCGAAGAGGAAATCGAGCGCCGCGATGTTGGAACGGCACAGTTTGAGGGCCTTGTAATACCTCAGTATCTCACAGAGTTTGCGATTGGCCTGGCTCGCGCCGGAAGACCATTCGCAGATTTTGCGACATCAAAGCACACCTTGCCTCCATCTGGAATGACTCTGAATATCAGCCGCATGACGACTGGATCGTCAACTGCTGTGCAGGTAACTCAGAACGATGCAGTAAGTGAGACAGATGTTGATGACACGCTGTTGACTATCAATGTTCGCACCATTGCTGGCCAGCAAGACATCAGCAGACAAGCCATTGAAAGAGGAACAGGCATCGATCAGTTTGTTGCACAAGACCTCATTCGTTCTTGGCACACAACTCTTGACAATCAAATTCTGAATGGCTCAGGATCAGCAGGAACGATGGTTGGACTTGCAAATGCAGGTGGCAACTCAGTCACCTTCACTTCCACTTCACCAACGGTGGCCTTGCTGTATCCAAAGCTTGCCGATGCCATACAGAAAATTCAGACAAACGCCTTTGTGAATCCAACGCACTTCGTAGTCCATCCGCGAAGACTCGCATTCTTGCTAGCTGCCGTTGATTCATCAAATCGGCCACTTGTTGTGCCAGCAGCTAACGGCCCAACAAACGCCGTTGGCACAGGTGCAGGTCTAGCAGCTTATGGCAACTCTGGTTATCAGATGCTTGGACTGCCAATCGTTACAGATGCAAACATCACAACGACAAATGGAGCAGCTACAAATCAAGACGAAATCTATGTCGTGACCGCTTCAGAATGTCATCTATGGGAGCAGCCAGGTTCTCCATTCACTCTTCGTTATGATGCGACAGGTGCAGGAAACTTGACAATCAAAACAGTCGTATATGGGTTCGCTTGTTTCACGGCTGGAAGACTCCCACTTGCTAACTCGATTGTGTCGGGAACTGGTTTAACTACCCCATCATTCTAAGTTAGTTGCATCAACCTTCTAGTTTTTACTAGGAGAAAATAAATTGTGTAAGAGCGTTTAAGGCCCCCCGACTTGAGCGCTCTTACACTTCTAAATGATTCGGGGGAATCAATGAAATCAGGTCACAAAGTCTCAATCGGCTCATGCGACCCTGGAATGATAAATGGAAACTTCGCTTATCACTTGATTCAGTTAGCATCAGCACGCACAACAAGGCTTGGCCCCTTTGTCAGAGTCAAGGGATCAGGCTTAATATCAAAGCAACGCAATCGTGTTGTCAAGCAATTCTTGGAGATGACTGATTCTGATTGGCTTCTCTTGCTTGATTCTGATGAAGAGCTAGATGTCTTGAATTTTGATTTGCTCTGCGAAACGGCACACGATAAAGAGCGACCTGTCGTCGCCGGTCTAGTCTTCGCAGGATTCGGGGTTGTTGGCAAGCCTTATCCAAAGCCTGTGCCTGCGATATTCCAAGACTCGCCCGATGGCTTTCTTCCGCTTTACAAATATGACAAGAACTCAATCTTTGAGATAGATGCAGCAGGCACAGGTTGCCTGCTAATTCATCGCAGGGTGCTTGAGGCGATGCGAGAGGCAGCAGACCCAAATCAGGGCAAAGACTGGTGTTGGTTTTGGGATGGCCCAATCGCCGGTCAATGGATTGGAGAAGACCTGCTCTTCTCGCGCAGAATTAGATCGCTTGGCTTTCCTATCTATGTCAACACAAGAGTCGTTCTGCCACATCACAAGTCATTTTGGATGAAGGAAGTGCATCACGACTTATGGCGCGACTAAAAAAGAAAGAAACGGCAACTGCTCTGCCTATCTTAGAAAGAGCAATGCAAACAAAAACGAAGAAGAGGAAATCTAGTGGCAATCACCAACGGATACGCGACACTCGCGGAACTAAAGTCATCTCTAGCGATAACTGACACCTCTGATGACACGATGTTGGAGCTTTCAATAACCTCGACAAGCAGGATGATTGATGACTTCACAGGAAGATTCTTCTTTGCTAATGGAAGCGCAGGCAGTCCTGTCACGCGCTACTACACGCCGCTTGACCCTTGGAGCTTGGCAGTAGATGACTTCACAGTCATCACGGAGATTGCCACGGATGACAACGCAGATCAAACATACACGACTGTTTGGGCGACTTCTGATTATCTTGTAGAGCCTGTCAACAACACCATAAGGAGCTGGCCTTATACCCGCCTGCTTGCTATTGGTCGTTATGTTTGGCCTTATTATCTACCTCAAGCCTGTCGAGTGAAAGGCGTTTGGGGTTGGCCCTCTGTGCCAGCAGAAGTCAATCAAGCCTGCATCATCCAAAGCTCAAGAATCTTCGTGCGAAAACAATCGCCTTTTGGAATTGCTGGCACACCTGAACTTGGAACAGTTCGTCTTTCATCACGCCTTGATCCTGATGTTGAGGCTTTTCTGCGACCTATGAAAAGAAATAACGGGCTAGCAGTATGAATCCAAGCACCGTTAGAGATGGGCTAAAAACAGCTTTACAGACAATCTCAGGGCTGCGTGCCTACGATTTGATTCCCGATACTGTCGTGCCACCTGCCGCAGTCGTCGGACAACTAGATTTCACATTCGACATTGACAACGCTCGCGGTCTTGACCAAGCGCAAGTTGATGTGCTTGTGATTGTGCAACGCTTCTCGGAGCGCGCTGGACAAGACAAACTCGATGCCTACCTCGCAGGGTCGGGCGCGAGTTCTATCAAAGCGGCGCTTGAAAGTGATCGCACTTTGTCGGGAGCAGTCAACACGCTGCGAGTCACAGGAGCCGAGGCTGGAACCTACGATTCGCAAGGTGTCACATTCCTCTCATACAGATACAGACTCACGATTTGGGGATAGGAGAAACCCTTATGGCTTACAAAGTCATCTCAGGCCGTTCGGTCTGTGGAAAAAAACAAGGTGACACAATCACTTTGAAAGAGATAGAAGATGCAGGCGCAAGCGTTGAAATTCTTGTCGCAGGCGGTCACATCCAAGCAACGCAAACAACAATCAAATCAGCACTATCAGAAGGAGCCGATAAATAATGGCACGACTCGTTTTAACAAATGCCCTAGTCACAGTCAATGGAGTTGACCTAAGTGACATGGTGGCATCAATTACTCTCAATTCAACTGTTGACTCTATTGAGACGACAGCATTCTCAACTACCGGCACTCGCACTCGCGTTGCAGGCTTGACTGACAACTCAATTAGCCTTGAGTTCCACCAAGACTACGCTACAAATGAGGTCGAGCAGACAATTTATCCGTTGATTGGCACAACTACGGCTGTCACCGTCAAGCCTGTCAATGCTGCAACAAGCACGACCAATCCTCTTTACAGCATGACATGTCTTGTTGCAGAATGGGCTCCACTAAATGCAGCCGTCGGTGAATTAGCAAGTGCAAGTGTGACTTGGCCTGTAAGCGGAGCAATCACAAAAGCCACAAGCTAATATGGCAAGACTGGTCTTAAATAATGCCTATGTTGCGATCGGTGCTGTTGACCTCTCCGATCACATTGCAAGCGTTTCTCTAAACACGACTTTCGAGCTTATTGAGACGACTGTTTTTGGAGACACATCAAGGCGCAGGGTCGCTTCCCTTGCGGATAATTCTGTGAGTTTTGAGTTTCATCAAGACTTTGCATCAGGCTCGGTTGAGTCAACGATTTATCCGCTTCTTGGCACAGCAGTCACTTGCGAGATTAGACCAGTCAACACAGCAGTAAGCACAAGCAATCCCAAATACACTTTCAGCGCGGTTGTTGCAGAGTGGAACCCCATCGGAGGTTCTGTCGGCAATCTTTTGACTGCGACTGTGACATGGCCTATTTCGGGCGACATAACAAAAGCAACAAGCTAATAACTAGGGGGAAATAAATGGATGGACTAAAAGTTCGTGTTAGAACGACGGATGGCATGGACTCAACCTATGCACTCCGACCAAGAGTGATCGTCGAGTTCGAGCAGAAATACCAAAAGGGCTTGGCTAAATTGATTGCAGAAGAGCAGAAACTAGAACACATCTATTTTCTTGCCTGGTCTGCGATGAAACACGGGGGCAAGGTTGTTAAGCCCTTCGGCCCTGACTTTCTTGATACCCTTGAGGAAGTCACTTTGGTAACAGACCCTTCTTCCGAATCCACAGAGACAGCCTGACCTATCAAATAGCAGCTCTCTCTGTGGAGTCAGGAATTTCACCAAATGCTCTACTCGATGCCCCTGATGGTGTCCTAGAGGCAATCTTTATCTATCTCAAGGAGCGTGCGAGGTCGCGTAGGAAATGATTTCACCAAATTACCACTTTACATTCGAGGGCGCTGCTAAAACAGTTCAAGCCTTAGAGAAATTTCAACCTAACTTGAAAAAGTCTCTTGATCGTAAAATTGGCAAAGTTTTGAGTGTGATTGTTAATCAGGCAAGAGCAGAGATACCTTTCGACATTCATCCTTCAGGTTGGGCAAAGCCGCCTGTGAATGCTGGCCTTGTCGGGCCTTTGCAGGCAGGGTTTTCTCGTGGGCAGTTCAAGATTTATGATGCTGCTAAAGCAAAAGCAGGCATCAAGAAAATGACTGCAAAGTCGCAAAAAGATGGCAAAGGATTTAAGAGTTCTTATGGTGTTATCCAAAGAGATGCAGCCGGTGCAATCTTTGAGACCGCAGGTCGTGGCAGTCAGGCAAGTCGCTCTCGCACTCGCGCCTCACGCTCCGACAATCCGATAGCTTCTCAGCAATTTATTGAGACATTAAACAAGTATTATGGGGTTCTGCCAACTGCTCAACAACGGGGTAAGGATAAGGGTCGCGCACTTATCAAAGCAGTCGATGCCAACAAGTCAAAAGCGCAGGGTGCTATCTTTGAGGCGATTAAAGAGGCTGAGAAAAAAGCCCAAGAGCAACTAGATAAGCCTGCAAAGGGAGGGCGTTAGAAATGACAATTTTAGAACGCATCCTTCTTGTCTATAATGACAAAGGCTCCAAGCAAGCCATCAAAGATGTCAAGAAACTAGAAAAGAATTTTGCAAATGCTGGAAAGAAGATAGCTAAAGCGTTTGCAGTTACAACAGCAGCAGCAGGTGCGCTTGCAATTAAGATTGGCAAGGATGCAGTCCAAGCAGCTATGGAAGATCAAAAGAGCCAAGTGCTACTTGCAAATGCGCTGCGAAATACTGTTGGCGCAAGCGACGAGGCGATAGCAGCATCAGAGAATTTCATTACCTCATTGCAAAATCAGCTAGGTGTGGCAGACGATGAGTTGCGACCTGCCTTGGCGACTTTGGCAACTGCAAGCGGTGACTTACAACAAGCGCAAACGCTTTTAGGTCTGTCTTTAGATGTGGCTGCGGGATCGGGCAAGAGTCTCTCAACAATAACAGCAGCTTTAAGCAAAGCACAAAATGGCAATTTTACTGCTCTTAGTAGGTTATTCCCTGCTCTTGACAGAAGTGCAATCAAGAGTGGTGATTTAGTTGCAGTTTCCAAACAAC